CTGCATTGCCTACCAACGCGACAGTGCAGTGGTCATCGATGGCGGTCGCAAGACCTACATGGACATCATCCCGACTCAGAACCATTCGTTGCAGATTCGCTCCACCGCGATTCTCGGCGCGACCCGGTTGCTGGAAAAGGGCGTGGTCTCCATCGCTTGCGATACGACCAAGTAAGTAAGTCACAAAAGGGGGGTGCCTTCCTTTAGGGGAGGGCACCCCACCTTTAACAACCAAAGAAAGAACTAACCCGAAACCAATGGATTCTACCGCGATCTGCAACCTCGCCCTCGCCAAGGTCGGCGACATTGCCATCCTTTCTTTGGATGATCCCACCCCGGAAGCACGGTTCTGCAAACTCTTCTACGAACAGACCGTCAACGAATTGCTCGCCCTCCACCAATGGAACTGGGCGACATCTTTTGTCCGCCTCTCCCAGACCACCACACCCCCGGACATCGCGTGGTCTTACTCCTACCTGCTGCCCGTTGATTTCGGGCGCATCATCACTTTCAACGCCTTCTCCCCGGCAATGCCCCGCCCGACTTACCAACTCGGAATCGGGTTGCTCTACACCGAAGAATCAGTCGCCGAAATTTCCTACGTCCGCGAGTTGACCAACCCGGATGACTTCGATGCCATGTTCGTCGAACTGCTCGCAACCAAGATCGGTTCCAAACTTGCCCGACCACTTGCCGGGTCACTCGACATCGAAAAGACCCTCCTCGGGGAATTCAACAGACAACTCAACGAGTCCCGTCGAATCGATGCCTCGCAAGCATTCATGCCTCGCAAAATGGCATGGGTCGAGAGTGACCTTGTCCGAGCACGGTGGTCGGAGGTCATCTAATGATCAACACACTGATCTCCTCCTTCAACGCCGGGGAACTCTCCCCACTGCTTGAAGCTCGGAGCACCCTTGAGAAATACCGCAACGGGTGCCGGGTGCTGGAGAACTTCGTCATCACCCCCTACGGACCCGCTAACCGCCGGGCGGGTCTTCGCTACCGGGGTGCCGCTAAAGTCGAAACTTCCCGGTGCCGACTCTTTGGTCTCAACCTCACCGAACAGACCCGCATCATCATGGAACTCGGCGTGGGTTACATGAGATTTTGGAAGAACGGCATCCTCATCGAAAACGCCGGGATACCCGTTGAACCCACCCCGGTGGATTACAGAGGCAATACCATCGTAGGTCCGCCACACCCCTACCAAGAGGCGGACCTGCGCGATGTGCGGATCTGCCAAGTCAACAACGTGGTCTTCTTCACCCATCCCCTCTACGCGCCGATGCGACTGTCCCGGTTCTCCGACACCAATTGGACAATGGGGGAACTTCCGTGGGCATGGGCACCCATGCTCGATATCAATACCAGCACCACAAGTCTCACCCCATCAAGCACCCGTAGCTCCGGGGCAGCAGTCACCGCCGCGAATTTCGGCATCGGCACCACCTACACGATTGCCAGCATTGGAACGACCAACTTCACCCTCATCGGTGCGGCTTCCAACACGGTGGGTCTTTCTTTCAAGGCAACCGGGATCGGCGTGGGAACGGGCACGGCAACTCCCACCGCCATTACCGTCACCGCCTCTTCCGCAGTGTTCACCGCCAATCATGTCGGTTCGTACTTTCAGATCGAACACGCACCACCAGACAGTTTCCTCACCCAAAACATCACCGCAAACATCACATCCGGGACGATCAATATTCTCGGTAAATGGCAACTGCAATCCTTTGGTACATGGAATGCCAACGTGGATTTGCAAGCCAGTACGGACGGCGGAATTACATGGGTGACGCGCAAAGACATTGTCTCCCGCAACGACTTTAACGTCATCACCACTGGCAGCGAGACGGTCACCACCCTCTTCCGCTTTGTCGTTTCTGGGTGGGTTACCGCCACTTCCTCCACGGTACCCCGGATTCAAATCACCTCGGTCGAATCCACTCTGCGCGGCATGGTGCGCATCACCGGATTTACGTCTTCCACCTCCGTAACCGCCACCGTGGTCAATGAGTTGGGCGATAGCACCGCCACCACCGTCTGGCGGGAGGGCGCATTTTCCAACGCCCAAGGCTTCCCCTCAGTGGTCGCACTGCATGAAAGCAGACTCTGGTTTGGCGGCACCACCTTCCTGCCCAATTCCCTCTGGGCTTCCAAAAGCAACGACTTCCAGAATTACCTGCAAGGTCCGCTCGACGATGAATCTCTCTTCTTAACCTTGGCAACCACTACGGGCGGTCGCCTTCAGTGGCTTGTTTCCAAAAGTTCCCTGCTCATCGGAACCACCCTCGACGAATGGTCTCTCGCCGCATCCGACTCTTCTCGCCCGTTGACCCCCACCAACATCAACGCCCAAGTGCAGTCCAACTACGGAAGCACCTCCCTCCCGGCATTAGTGGTCAACGACACCGTGTTGTATGTCCAACGCATGAGTCGGAAAATCCGCGAACTTATCTACACCTTTTCCAGTGAAACGTGGGTCTCCAACGACATTACCGCACTCGCCGAACACACTACCCGGACGCATATCGTCGAGGTCGCTTACCAACGGGTGCCCGATGCCATCTACTGGTTCGTTCGGGGAGACGGTCAACTCGTCTCCCTTACCTACGAACGCGAACAACAGGTTGTCGGATTCTCCCGGCACACAACAGATGGAATCTTTGAGTCAGTTGCCTCCATCAACGGAGCAGACGGGGAGGACGAAGTGTGGGTCTCCGTCCGCCGCACAATCAATGGAACCACCCGCCGCTACATTGAACGCTTCCAAGTCAGTATGCGCGAGGCATTGGACACTGCTGATAAAGCCGCATGGGTTTACTCGGATTCCAGCGTCAAAAAGAATTACACGGTAGGAGACACACCAACCGCCACCATCACGGGTCTCTCGCACCTTAACGGGAAAAACGTGGTCATCTGGGGAGGTGTTTACAATGCCACACTGGGCACCGTGACCTACGGCAGAATCCCCCCGGTAATCGACACCTTGACCGGGCAACCCTCCGTGGTCGCCTCCGGGCAGATCACGGTGCAAACATCTCTGGTCGGATGGGTGGTCGGACTCCCCTACACCAGCACCCTCGTCCCCGAGCGGGTCGAAGCACAACTTTCAGACGGCACCTCGCAAGGCAGGAAGATGCGCATCCCCCGATTTAACGCCAAAATCTATCAGTCCTTTGGCGGGGAGTACTCCTCCGATGGTATCAAATGGTACCCGATGGTTGCCCGGACCACCACCGACAACATGGACGATTCCCCCGATGTCATCAACGGGTACACCCGCATGTTTCTCTCCAGCAACTGGTCGGACGGCACCGATATCTATCTGCGCCAAACCCTGCCCGTTCCGTTCACCATCGCCGCCCTTGTCTGCAACTGGGAAGCCTCGGAGGGAGGAAACTAATGAAAGACCTCACCATCTCCGACCCGGAAATCAAACGGGCGTTTGATGCCTTGGAATGCGCCATGATTTCTCTCTCCTCAGAGTTCCACGTTGAATGCCCGGTGCAGCACGATTTTGCCGATGACATGTACATCCGCACCATCCACATCCCCGCCGGGACCATACTCACTTCCATGACCCACCTCACCAAGCACCCGTTCGTCATCACCAAGGGCGCATGCGATGTCATCGATGCCAAGGGCAAGGTTGCCCGGCTTATCGCACCCCACCTCGGCATGACCCTTCCGGGCACCCGGCGCGTCATCCAAGCCATTACCGATGTGGTCTGGACAACTTTTCACGCCACCAAAATCACCGACCCCGACCAGTGGCTTGCCGAAAATACGGTCGCCGAAAACCACAACGCCCCGGAGGAGTTCGTCCCCCAGTGCTTCAGCAACAGAAAGGAACTCCCATGTCATCCCTCTACATAGGCATCGCGGGAGTCGCACTTGGTGCCGTTGGCACGGGCGTCCAAATTTACGGAGCAGGGCAAGCCTCAGATGCGGCTAAATCCGCCGCCAATGAGAACGCCCGGTTGCAACGACTGCAAGCCACCGCCAACGCCAACATCCAACGCTACCAAGCCCGGATGGATTATGCGGTCGCGATGGCAAACGTGCAGCAGTACCGCAACAACGCCACCGTTCTTCGACAACAGGTCAAGGTGACCCAAGACGAAGGCTTTGAAGGCATCAAACGTCTCGGCATGGAATTCGACAAGCAGAACGCCGCCGTGAGAGCCGCCTACGGTGCCTCTGGCATCACTCAAGATTCGGGCAGTGCCGTCAACGTGCAAGCGTACAACGCCGGGATGCAGCAACTCACCCGGATGGACGCCGCCTACAAGATCAACATGCAAGCCGAGGACTTGGGATACCAAGCCAACCTTGTGGACTACCAAGCCGCCGTGACCCAAGAGACCGCCAAGCAATACCAATACGCCATCGAAATGGCGAACTGGTCGGAGCAAATGGGCATTTCCTCCGCAAGCATTCAATCCAACCAGCAGATTTCTATCGCCAACGCCCAGTACACCGCCGCGATGGGCAACTCTGCCTACAGTCTGGCGAGCACCGCCAACTCTGCACTCAGCAACTACGCGACCTACAAGTCGCTCAAATAAGATGGCGAACATCCCTCTCACCGACATCCCGAATGCTCCGCAAAGTGGAACGCCCACTATGCAGAACGTCAACATCCCGACCGTCAACATGGCGTTCGCCGAACGTCAGATCAAGGAAGCCTACCAAGGGCAGATGGTCAGCATGGAAGCGGCAATGGCACCGGGCAAAGCGATGCAAGCGGTCGGACAGGACATGGTCAACATCGGTTCCCTCACCACCGACACGATGCGCAAATACGTCCAGACCGAGGACGCCACCGCCACCGTCAAATTCTTGCAGAACTTGGACAACGTCCGCTCCGAAATCAAAATGGCGCAAGCCGGGACCGACCCGGCAATGTACCCGGTGATTGTTCAGAAGGCGTACTCCAACAAGGAACGCTTGCTTGAAGGCATCGGCGATGTCGGTCGCGGCATGATCCAAGCCGATATGCTCCGGGCTGAAAGCAACGACATGGCGGAGTCTTCCATCGCCGCCCACCTTGGCACTAAGCAGAAGGAAAAGTCGCAAGCCCTCTACGCAATGGAGAACAACATGCGAAGCGGACGATTCGGGGACGCCGAGACGATCAACGACAACTTGTTCACCATCCAAGCTATCTCGGAACGGGAACACGCATCCAACCGGATCAACATCAACAACGGTCAGCAGATGGGTCGCTTCATGGAAATTGTCCAAGTTAGCCCGAAGGAGGCGATGCGCTTGGTGCAAGGGTCAATGGTATCCGGTAAACCCATCCCCGGCTTTGAGGGTCTCAATAACCCGGAGACGCTGGGCAGACTGAGCCGCATCACCGAGGCGGCGGAAGTTTTTCAGACCGCCGACCGAGTCGGTACGCTTTCCAATTTGATCGACTCCCAGACCATCGTCTCGGTTGATGCCCTCAACGCCAACCCGGTTTTTTCGCAACTCAACCCGGAAGCACAAGAGGCTTTGCGCTCGCGGGTGGTCAATATCAAGGTCGGTACCCCGGAAGCCGAGGTCTCCACCAAGCAGGGCGCAAACATCGTCGCCCGTTACCCGGCGGGGGACAACGTGGTCGCCGAGTACCAATCCGCCCACAACTGGATTGTTGCCAACGTCCCGTCCCCCTTCGCCGATGCCCAGTTGAAAAAACTGGAAGCCAAAAAGGATGCGATGGCGGGGAATGCCGGGCAACTTCCCCCCGCAGACGATCTGGAACGACACACCGCGCAACTCTTGGACGCCTACCGGGAGGGCGGGGTCTTTGGGGCTTTGCCCGAGACCGGGACCAAGGGCACCCCTGCCTACACCTCGCGCATGCTGGCAATCGAACGCCGCCAGCAGGACATCACGGATGCGATTAAAATCGCCAATCCCCAAACCCGCGCCGATGTCGAAAACGTCATCGCCCAGAAACTGCTCCCCGATGAGGCGAAGAAATTGGCGCAGGAAGCCAAGCCCGGTTGGTTCGACTGGATTAGGGGGCGAGGGCAAACATCTCTGCCAGCGGCAACCCAAGACACTGAGGAACCCCTGCCTCCTCTCATCCCGCCACAAGCCAGCACCGGGGGGTTTAAACCCGCGACCGCCACCTCTTTCGGCACACTCCCCGACCGAACCCGCGATGCGATGGACCCGAAACCCGGCAAGTTTCTCGGCACAAAGACTCACGATCCCGAATTCATGGCGGCTTCGCTTTCCGAATCTGCCCTTGCCGAGGAAGGCATCCCGGTTGATCGCGCTGGGGACTACGATGTCATCGTGCGCAGTGAGAGAACGGGTAAGAAGGTGCGCGTCCCCATCGGCGACCTCGGTCCCGCCAAACACGTTGAAGACCGCCAAGGACGCACCGTCGATTTCACCGGGGCAGTGCACCGCGCCCTCGGCACCAAGGGCAAAGACCCCGTGGTCTACCGGGTGGTCCCACGAGCCTTTAAGGAAAGCTAACTCATGGCACTCGACGATAATCAAAACAACGTGACCGGATACGTGGGAGGTCTCGCCCCGGTCATGCCGACCACCCCCACCGCACCCACCGAACCCGCCGCACCAACGCCACCCGCAGACCGCTCGCTCGATGAGGTCTATAGCGGCATGCGGCAAGAGGTCTTCCAAAAGACCAACCCGATGCTGACCCGCCCCGAGGACTCGATCTTTCAGTCCCAGTGGGCGGAAGCCAAGGCGTACACGCAAGAGAAGGACTACGTGACCACCATGCTCTCCGACCCGGATAACTTGGGCGGAGTGGCACCCAACATCGTCAGTGCCGCCCAGACCCACTTCGACGGGCAGAACTTGAAGGACACGGCGGTCTCCATCCGGGCAACTGCCCTCCTGCTCAATCGCTCAGTCGAGGACATCGATCCCGCCCAACTACCCGTCTACATGAAGGGGGTCGCCGCCCAACTCGGTAAGCCCGAACCCAAGACCATCGGTGCCTACCGCAACATGCTCGGCAACCATTTCATCGGCGCGAAAAAACGCGAACAGGCGTTTGCTGATCTGACTCAAAGGTTGGTCTCCGACCAATTGTTCTCGGCGCAAAGCCAGGAGCAAGCCCCGGCTGCCAAGGATGTTGCAAGAACTTTGGCGGCGTGGTTTGAAGCAAACCCGGAGATGGCGTCCGACCCGTCCAAGCACTGGATGCTCGCCCGGAGTGCTAACGAATTTTCCCAACGCATGCTCAAGGAACTCGACCCGGTCAAGGGTCCAGCAGCACAAACTTTCCAGACTCTGGTCAACTTCACCCAAGGCAAAACCGACCCGGATCAACTCTCCGATCTGGCAAAGACCTTGAGCACGATGAACCCGGAAGAACGCCAGAAGGTCTACCAGTTCACCGCCATCGCCGCGCAAGCCAACCAGATCGACCGCAAAGCCCTCTCCCAGTTCGCGGTCAACATGGGGCAGTCTTTCAGCCGGGGCTTTGACTTCATCCCCCAGACCGTCTTGCGCGACAAAGAGGGCGGTGTCTCCGGGTACATCAATGCCATTGAAAGCGGAGTCCAAGTTTGGGTTCCGACAGACGGCGACCTTTCGCAAGCCAGTGTGGGCAACGCCCCGGAAGCCGCCATGCGCGGCGTTATGGAAGAGGGGCAGTACCGTCTTGCCTCGCCCGAAGAGAGGAAGACGTTGCTCAAGTCCGGGGGCAATGCAATGGAAGCATTCCAGATCGAGCGCGAACTGAAGAGCATTGCCAAGTCCAGCGTCGATCCCATCCGGGAACTCTCCAACGGAGGACTGCTCGGGGCGATGGAACGTGGTGCCTACGGTTTGTCCGGGTCGCTGCCCCTCATGGGTGCGGTCGCAATCAATCCGTTTTTGGGTGTCGCCGCCTACCAAGCAATGGAATACGACCGGATTCGGATGGAGAACCCGGACCTTCCGCTTGCCGCCGCCAACTCTTTAGCACTCATCGAGGGTGCAGGGAACGCCGCCATCGATAAGTTGCAACTCATGGGCTTGGCGGGGCGGTCCCCCATGCTTGCCAAGACGATGCAGGGCATGAAGACCGGGGGAATCCTCAACTACCTCAAGCGAGTAGGTCTCGTCCAACTGGAGCAGTTCACCCAAGAAAACATCCAAGATCTCATCGCCCCGGTGGTCGAAGGCATCGCCGCTTCCATTCGCGAAGACATGCCCGGCACTGACTTTGGCGAGGATGTGAAGGAATACTTCAACACGCGCCCGGAAGTGTTCTTCGCCGTCTTGCCTCTCGCCCTCATCGGCGGAGGCTTCGCCAGTGCGGACGCGATAAAAAACCCGGCGGCAACCTTTACCCGTGATGCCATGAGGGCGGCGGGATTTAGCGACCAATCCATCGAGTTTGTTTTCTCCTCTGCTGACCCGGCGCAAATGCAGCAACGCATGCAAGAGGAATGGAAGAAGCGCACCCCCGAAGATATCCAACGGGGTATCCAGATTGCCGAAGAACAAAGCAAATCTCAGCAAGCCAACACCGTTCCCTACCAACTGGCAATCGACGAGCAACCCAACGGAGAATCCATCTTCGTAGTCACTGACCCGAAAGACGGCACCGAGGTTCTCCGCACCCCGGACATCGATGCCGCGATGGAAGTCATCGCGCAAAAACAGGTCGCCGAAATTCAGTCGGAGCGTCAGTCGATCACCGACCTTGTCGATTGGGCGAACAAGAACATTTTACGAGGGGCGAAGTTCACCCTCGATGCCGCACCCAAGATGGTCAAAGACGCAGTCGCCTTGTTTGAAAAACTCGGGGACCAGAGGGCGTTGCGAGTCTTGCGCGAACGACTAACCGTTGCCGGGATCAACCCGGACGGCGACCTCACCGGGGTCGGCATCTTTGGCGAGACCACCGTCGAGCAAGTGCGTGATGCCGTCTACCGGGCGGTCATTACCTTGCAGGAAAACTCCAACCCGATTGACGCTTTCGAGGAAATCGGGCACGGGTTCGACAAGGTCGCCCTTGCCGAGGGGAAGGTGCGCATCGAGCAATTTGTCAAATGGCTTGAGCAAACGGAAGCCGCCACCGGGATTACCCTCAACCGGGCGAATGCCACCGAGGTGCTGGAATCGATGGCAGTGGTCCGCCAAGATTGGATCAGTGGCAAGCTCGATGACTCGTCACTCCCGGTCTCCTTTGTCGCCTACCTCAAGAAGTTGGCGACCATCCTTGCCGATGCCATTGCCCGGTTTGTCAAAATCCAATCGGCAATGAGTGAAGGTAAGATCGACAAGACCTTTGCCGAATACCTCGACGAGTCGGTTGGTATTTCTCCGCAAGAAAAGTTCGACCGCATTGCCGAGGAGGAAGCAGCAATTCTGAATCCTTCGTTCGCTGTTCGCGAAGAGGAAACAGACCCCGCCGCCGATGATCCGGGCACCGAAGCGGGAACACCTGCACCAGACGTTGAGGTCAACGAACTCAACCCAGACGAGCAGAACGGTTCCGAGTGGCAAGACATCCCTTGGCGCGAAGACCTGCTCTATAGCGTCAAGGTGTTACCCACCGCCTTCCCCAACATGGACAAGGCACTATTCGATGAAATTATGGAGGCAAGCCCGGACGGGAAGATCCGCTCGATCTACATTGACCGGATGAAAGCGGGGGGGGACTACCTCGGCATCCTTCTGCAAGGCGGCATGTTCTTTCCTGCCATCGTCGAGAATTTGAAAAACGGAGTGGCGTGGGCGTTTAATTCCGTTGGCGTTGCCAAGGATGTTTATGAGAGGGCGATGGAGCAGGGTGGATACCTCGTCCTCGCCATCATGCAGGAGGGTAACATCATCGGGAACAAGACGTTCACCTACATCTGGTTTGAGAATCTAAAGCGAAACATTCGCGCCAACAAGGTGACCCAAGAAGTGGCACTGGCGGAACTTAACCGGGTCCGCGAAAAATGGATCACTGAACAAGTGTTCGTTAAGCCCAAGACAAAAATCCCGGTGCTTGATGACGAGGGCAACCCGAAGATTAATGCCAAGGGCAAGCCCGTCTATGAGACGAAGGTTGCGATGCTCGATGAGGACGGCAACCCGAAGACCGATAAGAAGGGCAAACCACTTTATCTCAAGGAAACCGTTGAACTGACCGGACACCGGACGCCTTGGACATCACTTGCCGAAGCAGAAAAAGCACTGTTGGACTTGCCGCAAATTGTCCGGGGCAACACGTACTTCACCAAAGGGTTCGACAAAAAGCGCAACATCGCCACCTACGGTTCATTGATCACCATCAAAAATGGCAAGGCAGGATTCCCGGATGCCAAGCAACTTGTCGCCGACCTTGAGGAACCATCGTTCAAAGGTCTACCCGCTCAAACTATCGTCGCCGTCATCAAGATCGACAAAGTTCCCGAAGGACAAAACCCCGCACTCACGGCGGCAGATGCCGGGGTGACCGAACACCTGTCTTACAAGTATGTCCTCAAGGGCAAACCAGTTGCCCACATGAAAAAGTTCAAAACACTGGCGAGTCTCAATCCGAAAATTCGGAGGGAGATGATGTCCCAAGATGCTGAACGATGGGAGATCAAAAAGGCAGTCTCCTATGCCGTCCGGGAAACCAAGCAGAGTGCCAAGGAAATCAAGAGCATGGTGGACGCCATGTCTGCCCAAGACATTCGCGACCGCCTCGATGAGGCGAAGTTGACCTCGACCCCGCGCATGGTCGCCATGCTCGGAGAGTTTCCGCAATACCTGCAACCCATCATCGAATACATGATGGACAGGCGCAAACAACTGCTCGATGGCAAGGTCTCACCAAGGGACGTTGCCAAGGCATATTGGATGACCCTCGCCAGCATCGGCGCGGACGCCATCGATGTCAGCACCATTGCCGCCCAAGCAGAAAAGAACGGCATCGCGTTCAACCCGGACCCGATGTTTATGACGGTCGGCAAGAGGGGACAAATGCAAATGCGCCCGGAGGAACTTGCCGCCTACTGGCTCGGCACCCCGGAGGGACAGCAAGCACTGGACAACGTCGAGAACGGAACCTTCAACGAGTCGGAGTGGGAAAGTGGATTGATCCTCCGTGATGCCTACGGACGCAACGACCTTCGCGAGAAATGGAGGGTCACGGGCACGGGGCAGGAAAACACCAACCAGACGATCACCGTGGGAGGCGAGGCGGTCGAGGTAAAGGTCAACGAAAAGGGCAACTGGAGTGCGACCATCGAGGAAGAGAACGTCTCCGTCGAACTGCCCGAGGGCATGACGGAAGCAAACCGGATACAGAACTCGGGAGCAGTTGGGTTGCCCAAAGAGGACAAGGCTAACCTCACCAACCTGCTGGAATTGACCTCCCGGATCAACGATGCCAAGGGCGATCCCCAACAGTTGGAGGAGGCAGTGATGTCCGCCGTGGGCATCGGCGAGGGCAAGAAAGGTTTTATCTCGCACTTCCTTGGTTTCGGAGCGTGGTCAACCATCGATGCCGTCGAACTGAACATTTGGCTAACCGGGCTGGGAGACACAACCCGTGCACCCGAAAAGCAAAAGATCATTGCCGCCATTGCCAAGAAGGCATCGGGTCAAGCGGCAACCCGCGCCGATATCTTCACGCGCATCCGCAAGGCGATTCTGTCTCTCCGCAACAAAGCCTCGGGAGGAAAGAAAATCCCTGTCGATGTCGCACCGCACATCATTCACCACTGGATCTGGGACGCCGCCAAAGACATCCAGACAACCCATGAGGGTCTGTACTACGCGATGACCAACTATTCCGTCCGCGAGGTTGATCCACTGCTCGAAAAATATGACGGGATGAACAGTGTCGAAACCACCAAGGAGGGCAGAAGGTTTTCCCCAATCGTTCGCGATCTCTTGCAAAGACGCAAAGACGGAGAAGAGATTCCCCGCGAAGTAATCGACGAAGCCATAAACGCATACTTTCCTGCCCAGATTGTTCCCGTTCCGTCATCACTCATTGAGTTGCCGACATCCAAGCAGATCGAGGATGCCATTGATGCCGGGCAACTAAGGATGCAAAAACAATCCCCCTTACCCGAAGCGGGGGAATCCGTCACCCTTCGCCAAGATGTTCCGAGTTGGACAAAACGCCAAGTGGGCGTTGTCACAATCAAGGGGGTCAACGGAACGCGATACGAAGCGGCGGCGATGATCGAAGAACCGGAGTTCTTACTCGCGGAAGCAGCATCGCTCAAGATTGCCCTCGGCGGCAACAAGCAACCGCATATTCGCATCAAGGGGAAATGGTCGAAAAATCAAAACATGCCGCCCAACTTGGGGGAATGGACGCAAGTCGGATATAACCCCGACCGACATTCTTTCTACTATGACCGTGGTACCATGCAGCAAGTAGTAGGAGGAAGCCGGGCGTATCAAATTGGCAACACCGTTTTTGTGGAGAATGCCGTGTTTGGAGATGGGCAAATCAGTGACCTCACTTACTCCATCCGCAAGGTGCAAGACAGTGGGATCGAAGCAAAGATCGACAAGCTGAACCGGGGACCGGAAGAACGTCTGACGTTGTATTCCCGTGTCAAAGATCGGTTCCTTGAGGTAGTCAAACGCAACGCCGAGATTGTCGAGCAAGCGATTGCGGATGGAGCAACCCCGGAGGCAACGCGCCGACTCCAACTTCAGCAGGGCATCATCGAACTGGAGGGCACCTTCCGGGCACTGCCCCGTGAGGTGCGCAGCAGAATTGGAGGATTCACCCGTCTTTCGAGCATTGCCCCGATGGATGTTTACAAGGACGGCACCAAGGTTTCCGAGGGGAAGAACCGGGCGGGTGCGATCATCTCGGCATGGATGCGCGAGGGCGACAACATCGGTGCCGCCATCAAGCGCACCGAACTCCCGCAGGGGTACAGCATGCAAGAGAACTTTGACACGGCGCGAACCGACCAAGCACTTGCCGCATTTTTCAAGGACAGGGTAGAGAAGATCGACCGACAGTTGGAACGGGTACTCCGAAAAGAGTATGACCAACAGTTGAAGAAAATCTGGAAGCGGAGCAAGCCCAAGAAGAGCAAGCCCGGAGAACGACCCAAGGGCATCGGCGCGGAAATCCAACGACTCTTTGCCGACCTCAAGGTCATCTCCGAGTTGGATGAAGACCAAGCCCGGTCGGCGATCACGGCGATGCAAGATCTGATCGACACCTCGGATCTCCCGGTGGAGGAGGAAGCCTACCAAAAACAGTTGATGGGATTGGCTAACTTGGTGGGCAACTGGAAGGGAGCAGATGCGAGCAGACGGGCGTCCGCCGTCAACCAATTGCGCGACACGTGGACCGCCGGGTACGCTAACTTCAAGGTCGCCCTCATCCGGGATGCCGCCCGAATTCGCGACATGCAAGAGGCGGCAACTCTGGCAACCGGGCAGTGGGGTGACAACTTTTTCAAGCGAGACCGCAACAAACGCAAAGCCGCCACTGGGTGGGGGCGGTTCAACAACTTGATCTACAACATTGTGTCTTGGGATGGCGTGATGCACTTGGTCTTTGGAGAAAAGTCACCCATTGCCGACAAGTTCTCTGACATGCAACGCAAGGCGGACAACGCGAAAGAGGACGGGGTCCAAGAGGCAATGCAAGAGATCGATGACCTCTTTACTTTGGTCGCTGGAAGTCGAGCCGCCGGGGAGCAACTTCAGTACAACATGACCCAGTTAAGCGTGACCACCGCGCAGGGACAACTTTCCCAGATGCAAGCAGTCACGGCGAGTTTGATGTGGATGCAGGAAGACGGTCGCCGTCATATGATTGGCAACCTCGATGATGACGGGAAGCCGACTATGGAGGGTTGGCACTATGATCAAGATTGGGTCACCTCGGTGGAAAAGCAACTGACACCGGAGGCTTTGATGCTACGGCAATTCCTGCTTGAGAAATACGAGCAGGGGTGGTTCCCGCTCAACGAGGTCTACAAGACGCTCAACGGGGTGAACCTGCCCCAGATCACCAACTACTCGCCCATGTCTCTGACCCCGCTCAAGTCGCCGGGCAACGTGACCATCGATGCAATCTCCGGGCAACCATTGGGTGGGGGTGTCAACTTTGGGGGACTAATGAATCGCGGCACCTCCATTGCCGAACCCGACTTTAAAGATGCCCTGCAAGTGTACATCGCGCACACCAAAACGACTGAGCACTTCAAAGCCTACGCCCCATTCATGCAGGACGCCGGGCGGGTCTTGAAAAACCGCAAAGTGCAGAACGCGATTTCCGAGGCATTCGGTCCCGAGGCACCCAAAGTTCTCAACACGTGGTTGACCATGCTCGCCCAAGGCGGCAACCGGGATGCCTCACTCGGCTTGGAGTTTAGCCAACTCGGATCAGACGCTTTGGGTCGCGCCACCCAGATGGCACTCATCGGTCGAGTCGGAACCCTGTTTGTGCAAACCACTCAGCTTGCCGCCGCCAGTGCCGAAATGCCGACCGGATCGTACCTTGTTCGATTGAGCAAACTGCTGACCGGAAACCTCGGATGGGGCGCGGCACTCAAAAGCCAGTACATCCAACGCCGCATCACCGCCCTTCCTCCCGTGGTGCAGGAGGCAATGCGCGGTTTAGCGGGGGACAAACCCAACAAACTCAAACGCGCCGTGCGCAATCTCGGCAACCTCATCTCCGGGGCGGACGGACTGTTCACGGCGGGAACCTTTGCCATCGTCTACGACTACCAGTTGAACCAAGCCGAAACCGTTCTCGGGATGTCCCGCAAAATGGCAGAAGACTACGCCGCTGAGATTGCCGAACGGATCACCGACCGCCTTGCCCAGCCCATCCGCATGGGTGCCAAGTCCATCGTCGAGGTGACCAACACCAACTCCGCCTTCCGGGTGGTCTTTGCCTTCGCCTCCGAACCGCGCAAGAACCTTGCCCTTATGACCTACGCCCTCGCGAAACGACCGATAGCAACCAAATTGCGGACCCTCGGGTACCTGCTGGTCGGCAACGCCCTCTTCAGTTCCATCATCCGCACCGCATGGCGGGATGCGAGGGATGAAGATGACGATGAATGGTTCGACGAGAGAAACTGGAACATCAAAAAAATGCTGCTCACCTCTCTGACCGATCCGTTCATGGGCATCCCCCTGTTCGGCGAGGCAATACAGGAAGCCGCCTACGCCCTAACCGGAACCTATTACAACAACTCGGATCTGCTCTCGGTCACACGGGCGATGAGGGCAATCCGCAACGTGGGTGACACCTTTGCCGGGGACCGGGACATGGACGAGATCCTTGGCGATGTGAATGCCCTGCTCGGATTGGGTGGACTCTTCAACCAAAACATCGCCGCCATCGCGTCCCTTTCCACGGTCGCCAAGGACGTTTTCGGCGTAGGTGACAACACGGTAAAAATGGCGACCGACCCGGAATAATTCAGAAATCCGTTGCACCGTCCACCCGGCGTGGTAGGTGTGCGTACACCCAATGGCAATCGCAACTACAGGATCACAGGTCAACGTCCTCGGCACCAATGTCGCCGGGCAAGCGGTTCCTTTCCCCTACCGATTTTTCGTCAACTCGGACTTGACCGTTCAAACCTTGAGCCTTCTCAACGGGGCGGTCGCGACCTTGGTTCTGACAACGGACTACACCGTGACAGGCGCGGACAATGTTGCCGGGGGTACGGTCACCCTCATCGCGGCGGTCCCAACGACAAGTGAAATTGTTATTGTTCGCAATTTGCCAGAGACCCAGACGGTATCCTTCAGCACGGGAGACAGACTTCCAGCAAGCACATTGGAACGGTCTTTGGACAAACTCACCATGCTGGTGCAGGAAGTGACCCGACAAGTGGTCAAAGCGTTAAGATTTTCAGACGTAACCGTTTCCCAACCACCACTGACTCCGTTGGCAAACTCGGTCCTCAGTACGGATGCAAGCAACCAGATCTCTTTCGTCCCTACGTCAGCAGCAACCGGAGACACTCCGTATTTTCTCCGCGCAGCAACGGCGGGGGCAACGCCATCCTTTGCCCCGATTCCGCTTATCACCGCCTCCCGGATCGCGGCAAACGCTGTCATCACCTCAAAACTTTTAGCCGCCAATGTCACCCCCGACAAAATCGGAGGCAACCCGACTGTAGGACAATGGGTGCTGGGCAGCACCAATGGCACAGTGCTTTGGCAGTTACCTTCCACCACCGGGATCGAGGACGATGCAGTCACTACGACCAAGATTGCTGACAATGCGGTCACGGCACCGAAGCTGCAAAGCGATCCAACGGTAGATGCCAACCGCGCAGTAACGACAGAGCACATCCGGGACAATGCAGTCGGCGCAGCGCAACTGCAAAGCAATGCGACTACGGACGCCAACCGCGCCGTGACAACCGACCATATCCGGGACAATGCAGCTACTTCCGCAAAAGTATCGAGCAGTGACTCCAGCGACACGCTGCGAGCTATTACTTCCAATCACATCCGCAATGCTGCGATCACCGACTCCAAACTTTCCACCAGTCCAACCGTTGATGCAACCCGGTGTGTCACAACCAACGCGATTCGCAATAGTGCAGTCACTTCCGAAAAACTCGCCGATTCGTCGGTGGATTTTTCCAAAGTAGCAAGCGGCATGGTGGTGGGGAGAGCCTACGTTCAGAGTACTGCGCTTGCTACTTTGACCGGGAACACTCCTCAATTGGTGAACCCTGCAAACACAGCGTTGCCACTCGTCACCCAAGGCATTCAAATTCTTTCGCTTTCATACACACCGAAAGCACTTGGGAATATTTTAGTCCTTCGCTTTTATACCCCGGCATCGACCGGGGCAGTATTACTGAGTGTTGGCACGATGCTTTTTGAAAACTCGACCTGCAAGGGGTTTAATTCGATCACTCACTCCGCAAATACTTGGCGCACTCTTGAGGTCTCTACCAACATAGTTGTCGCAACAGACCTCACTGCTCGCACGTTTACTTCGCGGGTTGGGTTGCTGGCGGCGACAGCAGGGACAACAGTATTGCTATCCACCAACACGGCATTGTGGGGCGGTGCTGCCCAAATGATCTTGGAGGTCACTGAATACAAGGCATGACAATAATCTCCGCCCGTTATTGCGCTCCCGACATGAGTGTTGCAGTTGCCTCTACTGACATTGCCGGGGAGGTGCTGGTTCCACTCTCGGGTGAAGATTGTTCCGGGGGATGGCAACCCCTCTTATGGGACTACCGGGATACCCATACCATCGCGCCTTACAATGTCGATCCATGACCACACTCTTTAACTTTCTGCCAACCCTCAACATCACTGACTTATGACACCGACCATCTCCACCTTTTTCCAAGGTTCTCAAAACACCTACCTCGCAACCCTCGACCAGCAGGAACCCCCTGCTGAAACCGAACCTTCCCAAGGTGCTGAAACCACCTCACCCGCGACCGACCAGCAGGAAGCCCCTGCTGACCACTACTAAAAGAAACCAACGCCATGCCTATCTTCGCCGAAAACTCTGCCCCG